ACGCTGGGACCTGTCACGCCACATTGCATCATCTGCGACTTCCAGCGTGCCTATCAAACGACTGGATACGGACTCAGCCCATGGCTCAATCAGATCGGCGTATCGCTCCAGCCTGTCGAGGATGTCAGTTACGCTATCGTTTGAACCATCGTATGAACCCTCGACTATCGCTCCCACCGCGCGCGCTATCTGTCGTAGCTGTGTTCGCAGCTGCGTCTCGGCGCGCTTCAGGTTCGGTGGTTTCGACGTTATCGAGGTCTTTCTCTGTCGGCGGCGGGAGGTCACTGGCATTATCAATATCCTTGTCGCTGATGGTTCCTCCGAAGCCGGTTACGCGGGACGTCTCCTGCAGGTGCTGGGCGCCTGCCTTCTCCGTCATCAGCCCTGAATCCACCGCCTTAGTGGTGGCATCGACGACAGCATTAGCGATGTCAGCGCGCTCTTTGTCAGATACCTGCCACAGCTCATTAAATTCAAATGCGAAATCATCCGGCAGCGGCTTGGCAAACAGGCTCATGTGCAGAACTTCGAACAGTTTGCGAATCGGCCGGCGAAGCTTTCGCTCCTGCTGAGTCGACACGTTGTCGTAATAGTTGGCGAGGTCAGTGTCACCCGTTGAGAAACCAGCCGGGGACTGCCCGAACAGGCGAACCAGAGGGATGCCAAACGCGCCGGACACCTGCTGCCCGAACTGCGCCAGCACATCACTCAGCCCGGCATACGAATAGGTGTGCGCTTCGAACTTGTCTTCGGCATCCATAATCGTCATGCCTTCGTTGCTCTGGTACTGGCGGATCATGTCCATGTGCGATATCAGCCCTTTAAAGGCCGGATTGTCTTTGCCCATAGCCAGCAGGGAGCGAAGCCCTTTAATGCTGTAGGTGCGCAGGTGAGCTTTGTAGATGAGCTGAGCAACGCCGGTAGTGGTGCTGTCGAATAACGATGGCTGCGTCATTGCCCGCAGCGCTGAA